CAAAACCGCAGCGGCCACGTCCAGCTTGGACGCCAGGTCCACGCCGACGTAGCACTTGCACCCCTGGAAGTCCTCGATCGAGAACGCCCGCTTCTGCCGCTGCCACGCCAGCATGTTCATCCACGCCGTCTTGGCACCCACCCAGTCGTTCAGGTGCTTGGTGCGGAAGGCGTTCTGCTTGGACGCCGAGCGCTTGGCCTGGGCCAGCTGCGCCAGCAGGAACGGCTCGAACACCGACACGCCGTAGTTCGGGTTCGCCTTGCGCAAGCTCGCCGGGTCGTCCCAGCGGTCCTCCTCGTCCAGCGAATAGATGATCCCGAACACGGTCTCATCGATCACTTCGCGCCGCAGGATGCGGATCACGTCGCGGCGCTTCTCGTAGCACGGGCCCGACAGGTTCGTCCCCGCGGTGGTGATGATCGACAGCAGCGGCTGCTCCCGCGCGCCCATGCCGGTCTGCATCGCGTCCACCATGTGGTCGGTGTCGTGCTCGTGGTACTCATCGATCAGCGCCGCGTGCGGGCTGGAGCCGTCACCCGGCTTGCCGATCATCGGCTCGAACTTCGACATGTCCTCCATGGTGAACATCGAGCCGGGGTTCTTGGGGTTCCCCGATTGCTCGATGCCGAACCGCGCGCGCAGCGCCGGCAGCCTGCTGACCATCTGCCAGGCCGGCCGGTAGATCTCGTAGGCCTGCTTTTCGCTGGTGGCGCCGGAGTAGACCTCCGCGCCCGCCTCCCCGTCCGCCGCGAACAGATACAGCCCGCGCGCGGCCAGGCGCAGCGATTTGCCGTTCTTGCGCGGCTCCTCCTCGTAGGCCTCGCGAAAGCGCCGCAGGCCGGTGTCCTTGTGGACCCAGCCGAAGAGGTTGCATTCGATGAAGCACTGCCAACCCTCGAACACCAGCTGCTGCTTCTTCGCAGCCCACTTGCCCTTGGTGTGGGGCATCAGCTGCATGAACTTGACCGCGCGGTCGGCCTTGGCCGCATCGAACTTGTAGGGCCAGTCCTTGCCGGTCCGCTTGAGGTCGTCCAGGTGCCGCTGGCACGCCAGGCGCACGTACTCGCCCGCCGGGATCTTCCCCGCCACCACCGAGGTTGCGTACTCCTTGGCCATGGCGCTCGGTGTCTTGGTGGCCATGGTCAGAACTCGTTGAAGGCGTTTTCCTCCGGGGGCTTCTCCGTCCCCAGCTTCTGCCGATCAGCTGGCGACAGGCCCAGGCGGGCGAAGCACCCGATCAGGTGCGAGTACTTGGCCGCCTTGAAGTCGGGCGGGCTATTGCGGAACTCGGCCAGCAGCGACGCGGCCACTTCCATCACGAAGCGATCCGCCCCGGTCAGCACGCCCGGCAGCGCGTGCTTCTCCAGCTCCTTCCACGCGCTGATCGCTTCGGGGCTCAGGTGATCGGGTGCTTTGCCCAGGGCGGCCTTGGACTTGGGCACTTGGCGCTTGTAGCGCTGCGGGTTTTGCTTGTCGGCCCCCTTGAGGCGGGCCAGCTCATCGGGCTGTTTGTGCCTCGCCATTGGTCACCGACCGAAATTCAAATTCTGTGGAAACGCGAAGAAAGGGGGACGAACGGGCCGGGTCCGGACGACTCCCGACTTTGACCCTCCCCCCGTTCAGTTTCGGCCCCGTCCGTTCAGGTTGAGACTGCCGCTCAGTCTCGCGCCGTCCCGTTCAGGCTCCTGGTCGGGCTCGAGGAGCAGCCCGTCGAACGGGTCACCCTGCACCGCCGCCCTGCCGAATCCGCCGTTCTCCCGCGCCGTCTTGCTGCTATGGCATGCATGGCACAGCGACTGCAGGTTCGATGACGCGTTGTTGCTGTCGTCGCCGTCGATGTGGTCCACGTCAGTCGCAGCCGTCACCCTGCCAGATTGGGCGCACGACCTGCATAGCGGCTCGCCTGCCAGGTGCACAGCCCGCAGCTTGCGCCAGGCCGTCGAGTTGGTCGCCAGCGCGCGCCGAGCGTGCCTGCGCTTCACCTGCTTGGCGTCCTCCTTGTAGGGCTTCCACCAGGTGGGCCGGTGCTGGGGCGGTCTGGTTGGCACTGTCGGTTATTCGTCCTTGAACACGCCGACTGCGACGCCGCCCGTGCTGGCGAGCCGCACCCGCACACCGGTGCCGGACACCGGGCCAGGAACCAACACAGTCGGAGCCTGGGCCGTCAGCTGCCCGATGACGATATCCGCGCCCGGCGTGCCCATCAGCACCTCGGCCAGGACTCCAGCCGGCAGGGCGCCCGACGCGACGTAGAGCCCCACCTTCGACGTGGAGCCAGAGGCCGGGGTAACCGCCGTGCTGGTGCTGGGCGTTGCGGCCGTGGGCGCGAGGATTGAGGTCTGCGGCATTGCTGTCTCCGAATGGGTTAGAGGGCGGCCATCTGCGCACGCACATCGCCGGCCATCAACTGATAGGCCACGGTGGTGGGATGGGTGCCATCGGCGGTGGCGTAGCTGTTCGCGCCGCTCACCACGAACTTGAGGTCATCGGTGCCACGGATCGATGGCCAGTGCTGCACGCCATCAATCAGCGCGCCCACTTGCCCCGTCAACCACGCGTTGACCTGTGCCGGAGTCCCGGCGGAGTCCCAGCCGCCGGTGCCGCCGCTGTAGGTCTGGTTGGCCTCGGTCGCCCAGCTGTCGGTCGAGGTGGTGCGTGGCAGCAGGTGCCCGGCCAGGATCTTCTGAATCCCGTTGCTGCGCAGGAGCGAGTAGACCGCACTCAGCCGCGACTGCATGGTGGCCAGCGTGGCGCCTGTGCCGTTGTTGCCCAGGTCGTTGGTGCCGTACATCGGAATGGCATGCGTGGCGTACTTGAGCAACGTCGCGTATCGGGCGTCGGCGACGGGCAATGTGCTGGCGCTGCCGTGCACGGCCAGGCTCATGTAGGCCACCTGGCTGGCATCCGTGTCGCTCGCATCCCTCGTCGCGCGCGACATCCAGCCCAAGCCGGTGATGCGGCTCGTACTGCCGGTGTCGCCCGTGCCCTGCGAGATCGAATCGCCGATGCTGACCCAGACCTTGGCGTCCGCAGCCGCATGCCGCCCGACCAGCTTGGGCACGTAGCCATTGCTTCGGCTCGTCACTGCGGTTCCGGTGGCGGTCCACTGACCGGCGGCATAGACATCGCTGCTGGTCGTCACGGTTGGGTCGAACCATGCCACACGTGCGCCTGATTGGGAGACAGCGCGCGCGGCGCTGTTGCAAAGGAACGACGCCGACGCCGAGTCGAACATCACCAGCAACTTCACATAGACGATCGTGCCTCGCACAAACGCGCTGAGGCCGAAATCACCAGGCACCACCGCATCGCTGAGCACATCATTTGCGCCGTCGGCGAGTGTCACCGCCTGCTGGCCGCCGAACGTGAAGGGCCGCACCACCCCGCCGATCTCCAGAGACGCGCCCTGGATCGGCATGGTGTTGCCGGCATTGATCAGCTGGTTCGTCGTGTAGGCCAGCCGCCAATTGTCCAGCAGCAGCCGCAGTTCGTTGAGGTCGCCGGATCCCAGCACATACGGCCAACGGATCTGCACGCCACGCCGGTTCTGCGTCTCGCCACCGTTGTGCACCACGTTGCCCGATGAGGCGAAGAGCAGCGGCACCGGGATCGGGGGGCGTCCCCATTGCAACCCATCGCGCTGAAGCGCCGACCGAGTTGCACGGCGTATCGCCGGCTGCAGTGGCCGCAGCAGTGCTGAGTTCATCGCCATGGTGCGTTAGGGCTTCTCGGCAGCGGGCTGCAGCGCGCGGATCTCGCCCATGCGGCGGTCGCAGTCGTCCTGTGCCGGGACGTTGACGTTGTAGGCCGACACCACGGCCTCCACGGTCCTCTCCTTGGCGCGCACAGCCGGGCATGGCTTGGTCAGCTCGTCCGGTAGGCGCACAGGCTGCGGCACCGTCACGCGCACGACGGCGGGGATGGTCGGCTTGGCGTTCTTGTCGCCGCAGCCGGCAAGCACCAGCAGGATGACGATCAGCAGCAGGCGGATCATGCGGTCACCATGTGCAGCCACGGCTTTATCAGCTCCCATAGCCAGGGGACCAGCCAGAACAGCAGCGCGAAGATCGCGGCACCGGCCAGGGCGCACATGATCGCGAGTCCGGCGAACATGCCATCCAGGGAATTTCCGTACATGGTCTGCTCCTACGGCAGGGGGATTTCGGGGCAAAGCGCGATCGCCAGCTGCGATGCGCACGTGGGCTCGGCCTTCGCGGCCTTCATCGCCTTGGCAGCGCTGTCAACCTTGGCCTGGGCTGCGGCGGTAGCGCGCGAAGCGTTGGTTGCTGCGGCATCGGCGGCAGCCTTCCACTCGTCTGCTCGCCGCTCCGCGAGCCGGGTCTCGGCAGACACCTCGCTCAGGGCCTGGCCGCATGCATTGGCGGCGGCGAGGTAGTCGGCAGAGTGCTTGTTGGCCTTGTCGCGCTCCTTAGCGGCCGAGGCCACCTTGCTGTCGGCGTCGGCGCGCTCCATGTGCTGACCCATCTTGCAGCCACCGATCAGCACGGCGCCCCCCAGCAGGCAGTAGCCGACCACGCGGATCGTCGCCAGGTACGGGCGAACCGGGTCAGGAATCTGCATAGGCAGACGCTCCGGCATGCCGCGATTCCACTTGTCCGTCATCGCTGGGTTCCAGCTTGCGTTGTCGAGCGGCGCGCGCTATCAGGGCCCCAGACTTGATAACCAGGCCTGTGCCAGCCAACCACGCGACCATGCTCTGCGGCAGCGCGGCGCGCCAGCCGTCCGGCAGCTGGGTGTATGACAGCGCGACGGCCCCGACCGCCAGCGCTGCAGCGTCGAGCTTCACCGACCACCAGCGCTTGAAGTTCGCAATGTCGGCTACCGGCTCCAGCCCAAGCACGCGGACGGCTTTTTCGGCGATTTTCATTTCAGCCCTCTGAGCTGTTTCAGTTCGCGGATGTCCTGGTCGTGCTGGTCAAGCCGCAGCTGAGCCTTCGCAACCTCGAGCTTGATGGTCGGCACGTCCTGCAGCTGGGTCGTGATCTGCTGCATTTGGGCGGTCACCTGCGCCATCTGCTGGTTCGTGACCTGTTGCTGCGTCAGCACTGCCGAAACAGAGACAACGAGCCATCCGGCCAGTGCTACGCACCCGGCCCCGATCGCGCTCGCGATCGCCTTTTCGACCGTCCCGAGTGAAAGCCGCGTGCGGCCGTCCGTGTTCTGTTGCGCGTCCACCGTCATGCCCCTAGCGCCTTTAGCGCACGCGTATAGCGAGCGCGCCGATCGGACGCACCGTTCTGTGCGCCATTGACCCGCTCGGTGATGTCATCGAACCTGCCCACGTCAGCCAGAGGATTCAGGCTGCGTGTGTCCCAGAAAGCAGCAGCGGCCAGTGCCCCCCATCTTGGCTGCTCCAGCGCTTCCGGCTGCTTCTCAAAATCCGGCACGTCCCGCACGCCCTTGGCACGAAGCGTGTCGCGCATGCCAGCGTAGTTGGCGCGGCCGGTGTTCTGGATCGGGCCGCGGCCGCGATACCGGTAGCCATCACCGCTGGCTTCGTCACCATTCCCCATGCGGCTGGCATACGCTGCATTGCCCAGTCCGACGGGATTTCGTGCCAACTCCTTCGCCCGCGGCAACAGGGAGCGCCACCGGCTACCGGCCTTTGCTCGGTTGCAGGCCTTGATCAGGTTTTCAAGGCTGTAGCTCAGCCCTT